CCATCCAACATTTTTTGGATGTGATGTATAATGTAACAAAGAAACAAGCACTTCAGTTAGATTTAGAAACAATGTTGTACAATCAAATGGTAGAACATTTCAAGAAAGAATCTGAGAAGATGGATGAGGGTATGTATCCATGTAAGAAAGAAGAGTTAGGTGAGTTTTTCGAAGATGGTAAACTTATCCTTTCATACTTTACTAAAAAGTTGGATAAGTTATATACCAAAAGTGGATTTGAATTAGTAGCAATCGAACAAAGATTAAATGCAGAAGTAAAACCAGGTGTTCATTTCATTGGTTTTATTGATGTACTTCTTAAAGATAAAACTACTCAAGAATATATTATCATTGATTTAAAAACATCTACAAGGGGTTGGAGTAAATATCAAAAGAATGATAAGATAAAAACTTCTCAGATGTTATTATATAAAAAGTTTTACTCAGAAAAATATGAGATACCTTTAGATAAAATCAAAGTAGAATATCAAATCCTTAAAAGAAAGATATCAGAAAACTTTGAATATCCTATACCAAGAATATCTAAATTCGTTCCTGCTAATGGTAAACCATCAGTAAACAAAGCATGGGCTGGGTTTACTAACTTTGTTGATTCTGTATTTGGTGATGCAGGTGAAGTTATTCAAAAAGAATTTCCATTTAATAAAGGAAATCATTGTAAGTGGTGTGAATTTAAAGAAAGAGGACTTTGTTCAGCTTGGTCTTAACAAATATTTATATTTATGAAACTATCTAAAGAAATATTAGACGAAATTTTATACGAACTTGAAAAAACACCATTAGTAAATGAAAAAGAGTTAGAGGAACGAATTTCAATGATGCCTCAATCTTGGCCAGGAATTAAAGCTAGAACTAATTTCTTTACAAACACAATATTAACACACTATTCATTTAGAAATCCAACATTAAATAGAATATTTACAGATTTAACGAAACGAAATATAAAGGATGCAGTAAGTTTACATACAGTAGAAGTAGGAGCACCTGATGTAGGTGCAGTTTCGCATATAGATACTCATTCACATCTTACCATAAACATTTTACTTGAAGATAATTTTGAAGGAGGTGAATTTTATTTAAACCATAAAAAGTATGATGGATTACGAGAAAAAGGAGATTATGTGTTTTATAATGGAACTAAAGAGTATCACGAGGTTAAGCCAATAACAAAAGGAAAAAGAAAATCTTTAATTGTGTGGTATGTTGAAGAAAAAACAGATTTATTTTAATGAAACTATCAAAAGAAATATTAGACGAACTTATATACGAACTTGAAAAAACACCATTAGTAAATGAACAAGAATGGAAGAAAAGAATTCGTTTTAATGATGCTTTTAGACGAATAATAAAATTTGATGACTACTCCGATACAACAACAGTACATTATTCTTTCAGAAATGAAAACCTAAATAAGATTTTAACTAAAATTAGTAAAAGAGATATAAAAGATGCATTAACTTTACATACAGTTGAAGCAGAACCACCTCAAACTTCAATAGAACATACTGATAAAGCTTCTTATCTTACCTTAAACATTTTACTTGAAGATGATTTTGAGGGTGGATATCTTTATATAAATGGAAAAAAAATAAATGATTATAAAAAGAGTGGAGATTATATAATGTATAATGGATGTGAGGAACCACATTCAGTTTCACCTATAATAAAGGGAAAAAGAAAATCTTTAATTGTGTGGTATGGTAAAAATAAACAAGCTATATAGTATCTTATGGATTATAAAAAAATAGTTCAATTAAGGTTGTTTCGTAAAGATATGAAACCTATCGAATCTGATGATAGGTATGGTAATTCCTTTGTAACAATTTCCAATTTTGAAAAAAATATTTCTAACTTAGAACAAGTAATTAATTTCTTACATCAAGATTTAGTATGGGATGGTATTCCAACAATCGAAGAAGTAGAAGAAAGATTAACGTTTGGTTCTGTATGTATGTTATGGGAGTTTGAAAATAAAGTAGTTGGTTGGTCTTGGTTAAACAACGAATGTATAACTATTGATTGGAAAACAGAATATACTCCTTTAAAAGAAAAAACAGAGCAATATGGTGGAGGTGCATTTTTATCCAAGTTAAACAAAGCAGAAGCATCATCAGGATACAAATTTTATAGATATGGTATAGAAAATATGTTTCGATATTTTGATAAAGAAATATTATATCTTTATGCTGATGATTGGAATAGAGCATCATCTATAATTTGTTATAAAATGGGGTTTGAACAATTTAATTTTTTAAAATAGGTTTATGGAAACTTGTATTATAAAAGGACCATCTGATTGTAAAATATCAATAAATCACGAACCTCAACATAATGGTGGTGGCCCTTTATTTATTGAACAATTTCTTTCTAAGCCAAATATTTTAAAAAAGTTTACCGCTAAAAAAAATGTTATGGAAATGTGTAGTGGGCCTGGTTTTATGGGATATTTTTTAGCTCATCAACTAAAATTACAAGATGCATATTTTGTAGATATAAATCCACAAGTAGAAGAATGTTATTCAATCAATAAAGAAAGAGTTGATTTTAATGTTCATTTCACCTTATCAGATGGGTTTTCTTCTTATACAGGTCCAAATGTAGATTTAATAGTTTTAAATCCACCTCATTTAGTAAAAGAAGAAGATTTTCAGTACTTCACAAAAGCTGTACCTGCGTGGTTTCCAATAGATACTGTAGAAAAAGAGAAACAATCGAGATTGATTGTATTAGATGAAGGTTTTAAATTTCATACCGAATTCTGTAATCAAGTATATGATAAACTAAATACAAATGGACAAATAGCATTCTTAGAACATGGAGGATATATTCCTCATACAAGATTACAGAAACATTTAGGTGATAAATTTCATTATGAACTTGTTAAATCTACTGATTCAAACGCAAAACATTTTTATTTACTAATAGCAACTAAAAAATGATTTATACAACAATGTGTATTGGTTCTCATTGGGTTAATAGATTTTCTCATGAAATCAATAATTTTGCAAAGTTTAATAAAGTAATAGTTCTTACTGATGATGTAAGTAAATTTGATAATTGTGAAGTAATAGAACATAACAAAGATTTATTTAGTTATTACGATAAACTTATACTTTTATTTAACGTAATGCAAGATAAAAAAGAAAGAGTTGCTTATGTTGATGCTGATAAATTTTCTACATTACCAAAAATTGAATATGATAATGAATCGTGTTATGTGTATAACATTTTAAATAAAGATGCTTTTGTATCTATTTTAGAAGAATTAGATATTAATAAACTTATCTCTAAAATAAATAAAAAAATAAATTCTGATTTTAAATTTACTCATTATCTACAAGAAAATCTTATATCTATTCCTTACACAAATAATTTTTTAGATATTAAAAAAGATATTGAATTGTGTAAAGAAGTTGTAGAAGAGTATTGTAATCAAAGAGATTGGAATAATCTTCAATTAAAAAGATATTCTGAACATGGTGTTGGGTATGCTGAAGGAAGTGCTTTAACAGTAATATTATCTAAGTACAACATAAGTTCGAAAAATATGTATAACAAATTTCAAGAAAAAAGTATTCTTTAGTTCTGTTTTTTATATTTGTATATATTTATATAAAATACTAAAAGGATAGTTATGGCAGAAACAAAATTAACAACTGTAAAAATCGTAAAAGATATTTACTCATCGTTTAAAAGAATTTCATTTGATTCCAATATTACACTTCAAAAATTGGTAAATCGTTCAGTACACAAATATATTAATGAAGAGCAATTCAGAGATGAAGTAAATAACTATGAGGAACTACAAGTAAGTGGTTCACAATTTTAATTATGAGAAAACAAGATAACGGAAATTCACAACTTAATCAAACTCGTGAAGAGTTTAATGATAGGTTACATCGTAAAATATTTTTAGGTAATACACCAAGAGTTCAATGGAACTCATCACGCAGATTTAGAACAATTTAATTCCACATAAATGGCAAAAAAGAAAAAGATTTTATTACTTTCTGATGATTTGAGAATGTCATCGGGTATCGCAACAGTATCTAAAGAATTTGTAATGGATACTTTTGATAAATTTGATTGGGTTCAATTAGGAGCCGCAGTAAATCATCCTGAAAAAGGAAAAGAAATAGATTTAGGTGAAGATGCAAGAAAAACAAGTGGAATAGAAGATGCTTCTTTAAAAATTATACCTTGGACGGGATATGGTGATGCGAATGTTCTTAGAGAACTAATTATGAGACATCAGCCAGATGCAATCTTACATTTTACAGACCCAAGATATTGGAGGTGGTTGTATGAAATAGAATCTGAAATTAGACAAAATATTCCAATTCTATTCTATCATATTTGGGATGACTTACCAGACCCTCATTATAATAGAAGTTATTATGAATCGTGTGATTGGTTAGGGTGTATTTCAAGACAAACTTATGGTATCGTAAGTAGAGTTGGTAAATTAGAATCAGAAACAATCAAACCTTTAGAAGATTGGCAGGTAGACTATGTACCTCATGGTATAAATTCAGATATCTACAAACCAACTGAAGTACCTGAAGATTTTAGAAAACAAGTTCTTGGTGATAAAGATTATAAGTTTGTTTTATTTTGGATGAACAGAAATATCAAAAGAAAACAACCATCTGATGTAATTTGGGCTTTTAAACAATTCAAAGATGGGTTACCAAAGAAAGACCAAGATAAAGTTTGTTTAATAATGCATACCGCACCTGTTGACCAAAATGGTACAAATTTAATAGAAGTTCAAAAAAGAATAGCACCAGATTGTGATATTAAGTTTTCAACAGATAGAATTTCACAACAACAATTAAATTATCTTTACAACTTATCAGATTGTACAATCAACATTGCAGGTAACGAAGGATTCGGATTAACAACTGCTGAATCAGTAATGGCAGGAACACCAATTATTGTAAACGTTACTGGTGGATTACAAGACCAATGTGGTTTCAAAAAGAAATCAGATGGTAAATACTTCACTGCTGAAGATTACAAACAAATTGGTTCACTTCACAATTATAGAGAATGGGAAGATAAAGTAACTCATGGTCAATGGGTAAAACCAGTATGGCCAAGAACCCAAACTATGGTTGGTTCAGTTCCTACTCCTTATATTATTGATGATAAAGTAGATGTAGTTGAAGTTGCAGAAGCAATTAGATATTGGTATGATATTCCAAGACAAGAAAGAAAGAACAGAGGAATGATTGGAAGAGAAGAGTTCTTAGGTGAAATGGGATTAAATGCTAAGAACCAAAACGAATGTATGGCAAATGGTATTCTAAAAGCAATAGAAAATTGGAAACCAAAAGAAAAGTTTAACGTATATAAAATTAGATAATGAGTAAACCACTATTAGTATTTCAAGCACCAATAGCAACAAGAAGTGGATATGGTGACCATTCAAGAGATATTTTGAAATCACTCTTTGAATTAGATAAGTATGATATTAAAGTTGTACCAACAAGATGGGGAAATACTCCACAAGACCAATTAAATCCACAAGATGAATTTGGAAAAAAGGTTATAGAAAATATAGCAGTTAATATAAACAAACAACCTGATATCTTTATACAAATATCAGTAGCTAATGAGTTTAGAAGAGTTGGTAAATATAACATAGGAATTACCGCAGGTGTTGAAACTACACTTGCACCACAAGAATTCATTCAAGGTTCTAACCAAATGGATTTAATTATAACACCATCTCAGTTTACCAAAGATGTATTAGTTAAAACTTCTTATGACCAAGTAGATAAGAACACTAAACAAAAAGTTGGTGAATTAAAAGTACAAAAACCCGTTGAGGTTTTATTTGAAGGAGTTAATACTGAAATATTCAATGGTAAATCTTCAATATCTATTTTAGATTCAGTTGATACTGATTTTAATTTCTTATTTGTAGGACATTGGTTGGCAGGAGATTTAGGACATGATAGAAAAGATGTAGGAATGATGATTAAAACATTCTGTACAGTATTCAAAGACCTACCAAAGAAACAACAACCAGGTCTTATTCTTAAAACTTCTCAAGCAGGATTTTCTGTAATGGAAAGAGAAAATATAGCACAGAAAATAAAAGATATAACAAATCAGTTTGGTGATAAATGCCCACCTATTCATTTGGTATTCGGTGATTTATCAGAAGAACAACTTAATTCACTTTACAATGATGATAAAGTAAAAGCAAAGATAATGTTTACGAAGGGAGAAGGATATGGTAGACCTCTCGCAGAGTTTGCTACAACCGGTAAGCCAATAATTGTTTCAAAATGGAGTGGACATACTGATTTCTTACCAGAAGAAAATACACATTACTTAGAAGGTGAATTAAAACAAGTACATCAAACATCTCAAAACAAATTCTTACTTAAAGATGCAAAATGGTTTTATGTAGATTATTCAAAAGCAGCTGGAGTTATCTTTGATGTATTTAAAAATTATAAAAAAAGTTTAAGTAAATCACAAGGATTAAAACAAAATATAAACACTAACTTTAGTTTAGAAAAACAAACCGAAGTACTAAAAGGTATTTTGGATAAATACGTTAAGGTTGCCAAACCAATGGAACTTAAATTACCTGAAATTAAAAAATTATAATGAATGGCATTTACAAGGCAATACAAAGCATTTCTCAGACCCGAAAAAAGAATTTCTCGTAATCAAATAAGACCGAGAAACATTTATCGTATTACAACCTATCGTGGTGGAGAACCTGCTACAAAAAGTGGTGAAGATGCACGATACATATTTGTAATCGGTATTGTTGGTAATAAGGTTCACGCAATCAAACTAAATCCAATCAGACCTATTGATTTTACTAACTTTATTGGTAAGTTAAGAGATAGGAGAATACCAATTGGTTCAGACCAAGCATTAGAACTTTTACTAAAAAGGTTTAGTAAAGATGGTAATATTCTATTTGAAGCATATGTTAAAAATAATTCTAAAATTTATTCTCGTTCTCTTTCAAATTACAGAACTTACATTTTAAATAGTATAGTAAATGTATATGAAATTAGATTTGAAGAAGATGCACTTAGAAGATTATTTGGAGAACCAAATACAACATCAACTCGTAGACAGGTAATTCAAGATGAAATAAACGAAGATACTGATGAAGATTAGTTACGCAATAACAGTACATAATGAGTTAGAAGAACTAACTAAGTTATTAGATTTTCTAAATAACAAAATCAGAGAAGAAGATGAAATCGTAATCCAATACGATGAAGGTGGTGTAACTGATGAAGTATTAGAATTTTTAAAAATAAAAAAAGAAATTCATGGATATACTGTAGTAGGATTTCCTCTTAACAAGGATTTTGCATCATACAAAAATAATCTTAAAGCAAATTGTAAAGGTGATTATATCTTTCAAATAGATGCTGATGAGATTCCACATGAAGTTATGGTTGCATATCTACCAGAAGTATTAGAAACAAATCCAGTCGATATCATTTTCGTACCAAGAGTAAATACAGTTAATGGTTTAACTCAAAAACACATTAGTAAATGGAAATGGAATGTAAATGAAAAAGGGTGGGTTAATTGGCCTGATTATCAAACAAGAATTTACAGAAATACAGAAGATGTAACTTGGATGAATAAGGTACATGAAAAGATTACAGGTTATGATACATTCTCAAACTTTCCAGCGGAAGAACATTGGGCATTGTATCATCCTAAACAAATTAAAAGACAAGAACAACAAAACGAATTTTACGAAACAATTTAATTATGGAAGGACAATTTAAACCATTAGGTGATAGAGTATTAATTAAACCTAATAAAAAAGAAGAAACCAAAACAAAAGGTGGTATTATTATAGCAGAATCAATGACACAAAACCAAAAAGTTTATGGTGAAGTAATATCAATTGGTACAGGTATATTCTCTCAAAGTGGAGAAAGAATACCAATGACTGTAAAGGTTGGTGATACTGTAATGTATGAAAAATCACATGGTACCAATGAAATAGAAATTGGTGATGAAAAATTTATACTATTTAATGAACACCAATTAATTGGTATAGTAAGAAGTTAAATGTTTGTAGAAACCAAACAAAGAACAATATTAAAAACTATCAGTTGGAGAATGGTAGCAATACTAAACTCTTTTTTAGTATTAACTGTAAACGTAACTGATAGTAACTTTTTAAATGCACTTTATATGAACATTACAGGTTTTGTTGTATATTATGTATTTGAAAGAATTTGGAATAAAGTAAAATATGGAAAGGTAAATAAATGAAAATTCTCGTAACAGGAGGAGCTGGTTTTATAGGAACCAACCTCATCAAAAGATTATTAAAAGAAGGTCATGAAGTGGTATCACTTGATGATTATGAAACTGGACTTCAAGAAAATGAAGTTGAGGGAGCAACATATGTAACGGGTGATATAGAATCACTTATGTATTGGAAAGGTGAAGATTTTGATTTAGTGTATCATTTAGCAGCACTTAGTAGAATCCAACCTTCATTCGAGGACCCAACAGAATGTTTTAGAGTAAATGCACAAGGTTCACAAGTTGTGGCTGAATGGGCAAGATTAAATGATGTAAAGGTAGTTTACGCTGGTTCATCTTCGAGATGGCACGACCCATTTCAATCACCTTACGCTTGTTTTAAGCATATGGGTGAAGAAGTATTTAAACTTTATAGAAAAACATATGGATTAGATGCTGAGATTTGTAGATTCTACAATGTATATGGACCCGATGAAATCATAGAAGGTGATTGGGCAGCAGTGATTGGTATATGGAGGAGACAAGTTAGAGATGGTGAAAAGATTACAATCATTGGAGATGGAGAACAAAGAAGAGATTTCACTCATGTTGTTGATATCGTAGATGCATTATACAAAGTAGGTATGGGTGACCAAAAACACGAAGATGCTTGGGAACTTGGAACTGGTACAAACTATTCAATCAATGAAGTATTTGGAATGTTTTTAGAAAAATATCCACAAATAGAATCAGTTTACTTACCAGACCAACCAGGTAATTACAGAAAAACTCTAAGAGAAAATGATGATACATTAGAGAGATTAGATTGGAAACCAGAAGATAGATTAAGAGAATATATTCAATCACTATGATAGGAATAGTAGGGCAGGGATTTGTAGGTAATGCAGTTTACCAAAAGTTTAAAAAGTATTATGATGTTTTAACAAATGATTTAGATAAAAGTAAATCAACTTCAACATTAGAAACTTTGGTATCGAGTTGTGATGTAATATTTTTATGTTTACCAACTCCTATGAAGAAAAATGGTAAATGTGATGTTTCTATTGTAGAAAATGTATTACAAGAAATTGATTTACTTACAGATAATTATGAAACTAAAAAAACAATTGTAATCAAATCAACAATTGTACCTGGTACTACTAACAAGTGGAATGATGTATATGAATCATTAGATATCGTATTTAATCCAGAGTTTCTTACAGAAAGAAATGCAGTAAAAGATTATGATAATCAGAGTAGAATTATATTAGGAGGACCAAGACCTGCTACAACAGAACTGAAACAAATCTTTTCAAAAGTATTTCCAAAAGCAACAATAATCAAAACAGATTCAACTCATGCAGAGATGGTAAAATACTTAACAAATAATTTTCTTTCAGTAAAAGTATCATTTGCAAATGAGATTTATCAACTATGCGATAAGTTAAATATTGATTATGATAAGGTTGTTGAATATGCAACTTATGATGAAAGATTAGGAAAATCTCATTGGGGAGTTCCTGGTCACGATGGTGATTTTGGATTTGGTGGACATTGTTTTCCAAAAGATTTAGCAGCAATATTACATCTTTCTGATGAACTAAATACAATTAACAATGTTCTTCATGCCACACAAGATACTAACGATGAGGTTAGAAAGAATAGAGATTGGGAAGGAATGAAAGGTAGAGCAGTATCATGAGTAAAAATTTAATATTCATACCAGCGTATAATGGATTTGATACAGAATGGCCAGAATGTATTGAATCATGGAAATATTATTGTAAGAAACATAATATCGAATTAATCGTTGCAAATGAGAAACGAGAATATGATTTCGAACCATGGGGTAATGGATGCTTCGAACCATGGTGGGATGAACGATTAGTAGAAATGGATTACGATAAAGTAATTCTTATTGATTCAGATACTATGATTAGGTGGGATGCTCCAAATATATTTGAAGTAGGCAAGGATAAAGAAATATGTGTTGTAGCTGATGCAGGTGGTGCAAATACTGGTGGATATCATTTAAATCAATGGAAAGATTTAAATCCAAATATCAAAACTCCAGCAGAAAAGTATTTTAATACTGGTTTTGTATTTTTATCAAAAGAAAAATATTTAGGTATCAAAGAACAAATGCCTAAGTACTATGAGTTTTGGTCATCATTTTATAAGAATGGACCTGAAGGACCTAATGCTTGTGAACAAACACCAGTAAATATTTTATCATATGAACTTTATGAAGATGAAGTACATCATTTAGATTACAAATGGAACAATATGGTAATGAGTAAATATGATGATGGTTCTTTTATAAATGATTCTTATATTTGGCATTTTACTGGTCCCAAAATGGGAGGACATAAAAACAAAGGAACTATTATAACTCAGATTTGGAATTACGTTAAAGAAAACTATGAGTAAACTACCAATATCAGTTGGGATACTTTCGTGGAACGCACCACAAACTTTAGTTGAAACTCTCACTTCATATTTTGAACGAGAGTTTTTACATAATATAAACGATGTATGTATTCTTTTTAACGAAGTATCTGAACAAGATAAACAAGTTGCAGAACACTTTGGTATTCCTTATATTGGTAAAGAAACAAATGTTGGTATAGGTAAGGGATTTTTAGAACTTACAAAACAATGTAAAACAGATAATGTTTTAATTTTAGAACATGATTGGCAATTGATAGAAGATTTACCAACAACATTAGAAAGATTACAAAGTGGATTGGATTTATTAAATAGTGGAGTAGATGTAGTTAGATATAGACATCGAAGAAATCCAGGTTATCCTCACTTTTCTTTTAAATACAAAGGTCAAGAATTAGATTATTATGATGATTGGCATGAATGTACTTCACCTCATTTATTAGATGCTATTCATTGGATAGAAGAACCAGAAAAAGATTTTGAAGGTTTGATTGGTAAGAACGGTGAGTATTTTACAACAACCTCTCGATATGGTAATTGGACTAACAATCCTTGTTTGTATAAAAAGGATTTTTATTTAAAAGTTATCGAACCATTTATGGGAGAAGGAATTGATTTAGAACGAAAGATTGCATATTGGTGGCCAAGGCAAGATTTTAAAGTAGTTCATGGTGAAGGACTGTTTACACACAAGGATACAGCAAAATATGGTAAATAAAATTAGAAATGGTGTTGTTTGGATTAGTACACCTAAGTGTGCAACTTCTACTTGTGCAAAACATTTAGAAGAGTTTTGTGATTGGAAAGGAATGAAATACACAGAACGTAACAGACATGGTGTAATGGCTCCTAAGAACTATGTAAACTTAGGACATTTATTTAGTGGAGATGTAAATTGGGAAGTAGTTAAAAACGATGATAGAGCAGTAATTGGTTCAATACGAAATCCAATGGATAGATTTATATCTCATTATTTACATCATATTAGTTTTGGAGATAGATTCAAAGGATATGAAAAAAATGTATCAAAGTTTTATTTAGAAAACAATGGTAATACAACATTTGAAGAAGGATTTGGTACTTTAAACAATTATATGGTAAAGTATCTTGGAGTGGGAGATGATGAAGTTTGGGATTCTGAATTACTAAAAAAGAAATATGATTTCTTCTTTGTTTCAGAAGAGATTCCTCAAAGCTTAGAGAATTTTAAAAAATATACTGGTTATAATTTTAAGAACAAAGAATTAAAAACAAACATTGCAGATAAACCAAGAATATACAAATCAAAAAAATTCAAAGAAGAGTTTATAAAAAATAATGAAAATGATTATGAACTTTACAATTTTATATTAGAAAACTATGGATTCAAAAAATAATTTTTCAGTACATTATCAAACTTGGAAAAACAAAAAGGCAGTTCATAAGGTTCTAACTGAATTTAGAAATTACTTTCCAAATAACCCAATCAGATTGGTTTCTGATAATGGAGAAACTTATAACGATTATGTTGATGAGTTTAATGTAGTATATGATTTTAAAAATTCTAATGTTTTTCCAGGTGGAAGGTTTGGTAATATTTCACATTGTTATGAGTGGTTAGATAGAGTAAATGAAACTTGCCAAATGTTTGATACCGAGTGGGTAGTTATATTTGAAGATGATGTACTAACTCAATCGGATAAAATAGAATACCCATATTCAGATGCAGGTGGATTCATTGTAAATAGATGGACACCAACATTAGAGTTTGAATTAAAATTAAGAAATAACTTGAATCTTAATTGGGGATATGGAATGTGTGGTGGTTCTATTTTTAAAAGAAGGGCGTTTTTAGATTCATATAAAAAATTAGATGAGTTTCCATTAGAAAAATTATCTAAAATGGATGATAGAATTATCGGTTGGTCTGATACTCTTATAAATTGTTTTTTACAATACTTTGGATACACTTATCAAATTTGGGATGGTATGGATGATATGAGTTATCCAAGCTATAATCCCAAAGAAGGTGCGGTTTTTGTTCATGGTTATAAAGAATTATATTAATGTACGATTATTTAATAGTTGGTAGTGGATTTTTTGGTTCAATATGTGCAAGAGAACTTACTGATAGTGGTAAGAAAGTTTGTGTAATTGAAAACAGAAATCATATTGGTGGTAATTGTTATACATCTAAAAGAGATGGAATAAACGTACACGATTACGGCCCACATATATTTCATACTTCAAATGAAGAAGTTTGGAAGTGGATAAATCAATACGTTGAATTTAATGATTTTACTCTAAGGCCTGTTGCAAATTATCAAGGTGAGATTTATTCTTTACCTTTTAATATGTGGACATTCTCTAAATTATGGGGAATTACTCATCCATATCAAGCAAAAGAAATTATAGAAGAACAAAGTTCTCATATAGATAACCCAAAAAACTTAGAAGAACAAGCAATCAAACTTGTTGGTAAAGATGTATATGAAAAGTTAATCAAAGGATATACAGAAAAACAATGGAGAAAGGATGCAAAGGATTTACCAAAAGAAATAATCAAAAGGTTACCTGTAAGATTTAGTTATGATAATAATTACTTCAACGATAAGTATCAAGGTATCCCAATCGGTGGATATACTCAGATATTTGAAAAACTTTTAGATGGAATTGAAGTAAGATTAGAAACTGATTTTTTCAAATCAGAATTACCAAAGTATAAAAAAGTAATTTATACAGGACCAATTGATAAATACTTTGATTATAAATTCGGTGAGTTAGAGTATAAAACAACTAACTTTGAACACAAAAAAATGGATACTGATAATTATCAAGGAGTTGTGATGATGAACTATACAGAAAAGGATGTTCCTTTTACAAGAACCATAGAACATAAACACTTTGAAAATACAGAATCAGATTCAACTTGGGTAACTTGGGAATTTCCAACTGAATATAAAGCAGATGAAACAGAACCATATTATCCAGTCAATGATAAAGAAAACACAAAGATATATAACAAATATAAAAAACTAGCTGATAAAGAAAAAAATGTTTACTTTGGTGGTAGATTAGCAGAATACAAATACTATGATATGCACAAAGTAATTGAATCAGCACTAAATTTTGTTAAGAATATAAATGAAAACAATAAAGGTTAATTGCGAATTTGGCTCTGAACTTGTTTTGAAGTTCGGTGAAATATACGATACATGGAAAAGGGATAAAGATGTAAAGGTATATACACTTAAAGGTATGAAACCATTTTACTTTTATATAAAAGATGAAAACCTTATAGAAGAAGATAGAAAAAGAACACTTGGTTCCCCTCCTGGAACAAGATTACACGCTAAGGAACTACCTTCATATTGTAATGAATATCCAAACTTTAGACAAAAATATTCAACATATAAATTACCATTTGAAACTAATAGAGAGATAATTTTAATCAGTAACAAATATAATATAGAGTGGAATAAACCACCAATAAATTTTTTAGATATACCAACGTTAACTGAATTATTCGAAACTCTTAGTAAAAAGTATTTAGTTGTTTATAATAGAATTCAAAGTTCACAAATAGCTGATGATGGTGCTGCAATAAAAGATTTAGGTGATTATGAATTGGTAGAGAAATATGATAATGTTATTGATTTTAACAAAATAGAATCAGATTATACTCCAAATGAATTACAACTAATATTAGTTTCACAAGCAAAACATAAAATATCTGTACAAGGTGGTACAAGTATTTTATCAAGTTTAGGTGGAGGAACAAATGATATTTTTGTAGTGAAAGGTGGAGAGTTAGAACACGATACGATGAATCTTTGGTATAAGAACTTATCAAATGGTGATATAAAAATTACAACCCATTCAACGTATGAAACTTTAATAGAAAAGTTTAAAAGAGTATGAGTAGAGGATATCTGTTTTATGCAATAGGAGATTATTGGTTAGATGAAGCAATAAATCTATCTAAGAGTATCAGAAAGTTTGGTAATGATAATTATCCAATATCACTAGTAGTTAAGGAAGATGGAATTGAACGAGCTAATAATACAGAATTATTTGATAAATTAATCATATTAAATGAAGAGAGTGAGTTATTCACAAAAACAAAATTAAATCATGAGAAGTATGGTGTTATTGCATCTTTCTTCATGTTTGATATTGCACCCTATGATGAAACAATGATTATAGATACTGATGTTTTGTGTACCTATGATACGAAAATAGCATGGGAAAAGTTAACATCTAAAGACCAATGTTTCACACCGGTTGGTAGAAATGTTTCACCTGATTGGCACTTCGGACATAATAAAGAACTTGTTCAATCACTTGGTTTTAATATACCAGAAACACATAATGGGTGTCAAATGATAAAACCAAACCATTCTGATGTTCCAAAGTTTGTAGAACATCTTTTATATAGTTGGGACAATTATGATAAATTAGGATTCCAACGAAAATTTAGAGGAGGGGCTTGTCAAGAAATTAACTTTGGATATGCAAGTGGTAAAATGAATTATGAAGTTATTGAATTTAGTGAAGAACCAATTATGACATTTAATATAAGTGTAGCTACACCACTTCCAACAAATATACAAACATTAGATAATAGCACATTATATGATAATATACCATTTATCCATATGTTTAAACCACATAGAAACACTTATTTAGAATTAGTAAAACGATTATTATGATTATATTAGGATGTATAACAAAATATAAACCAATAGATATTCAACCTTATGTTGAATCAATAGAAGATAGTGGATATCAAGGTAGAAAAGTAATGATGGTATATGATATACCAAATGATACAATTGATTACCTTAAAGCAAAAGGATGGGAGTTGTATGGGGGTAATTTAAATCAACATATAATCTTACAGAGATTTATTGATTGTTACAAATTACTTGAAAACATGAAAGGTGAAGTGGTGATTTGGACAGATGTAAAAGATGTGATATTTCAGAAAGACCCCACAGCTTGGATTGAACAAAACAAGAAGAAACCTATACTTTCATTTTCAGAATGTATCACATTCAAAGATGATGAGTGGGCTTGTACAAATAGTGGAACTTCTTTTCCAATGGAATGGGAATGGTTACAACATCTACCTTCTTATTGTGCAGGAACTATCGTAGGAGATTCAGAATATCTGAGAGATTTGTTTATCAACATTTACAGATGGAGTTTAACAACATCAAATCAAGGTCAATTATCAGACCAAGCAGCATACAATGTATTAATCAATCAAACTCAATATAAAGATATTGTACAATTTGTAAATCAAGAAGAAGGATTTGCAACTCAACTTGGAACTGTGTGGGTTAAGAAAGACCACTTTGGTGATAAACTATTAGAACCAACACCAAAGCAAGAAATAGATGGAAAATTAACAAATCAAAAAGGAGAATCTTTTGTAATAGTTCATCAGTATGATAGAGATGAAAAATTAAAAGAACAAATAACTGAAAAATACACATGAAATTAGTTATACAAATATTTTGTTTACCATATGAAATAGATGATTTAGAAAATACTCTAAATCAATTAAGAAGAGCATCAAAATATATTGATAAAACAAACGAATGGATATTAGATGTATGTATGTGTACTTCAGATGATATGGTTAACTGGTCTAAATCTTCTTTACCTAAAAAATACTTTGAAGAAAGATTTTTAAAACTAAGTTGGCAAACTGATTGGTGTATTAAAAACTTTCACACATCAGATGATATAAAAGGATGTGTATCGCATAGGAGACATTGTTTACTTAAACATGAACATACTCAATACTTCTTTTGGTTAGATACAGATATTATATTTGATGAAAGAACTCTTTCATATATGGAGAAGGCATTACAACCTATATGGGATATCACACCTCTTAACATAATTACACCTGAATTTGTAAGGATTTGGGATAATACTTGGGATGTATTAGTTAATGATGGTTTTATAAAAGAAAAACTTGGATATCAAGAAAAAGCAAATCCTTATTTAGATAGTGGTATAAAAGGAGATATTAGTATAGAGAGGGTTGAGAATGTAAACTCACCTCAATCTCGTTTTAAATTTGCAGGAGGTTGGTTCACTTGTATTAGTGGTAGATTACTTAGAAAGATTGGTGTACCAGAATCATTTGGACATTATGGTTGGGAGGATACTTTTATAATGGTAGCTTGTGAAAAATTAATGAGAATTGGTAATGATGATATTCAACAATTTAAATTAAAAAACCTCGTAGTTTGTGAAAATTATAAGTACAGAAATAATTCACATTATTTAAATAATTTATCAGTATATGATAGACGGCAAGAATTTAAACAAATTGCTGAATCAAATGTTGAAAAAGAATTAGAAAAAATAAAATAATATAAAACCTCACAAAAAGTGGGGTTTTTTATTTTATACAAGATATTTATATGAAATATGTTATAGAAACTTGTTACTTCATTAGTTTCAAAAATTAGTTTTATTTATCGGTTTCGCAAATAAGTTATGGTAATCTAAAAAGGAGATTACTTTGAAAACTTTTGCACAGAGAATCTTGTTAGTGTTAACGTTGATGTTGTTACTTTCTTCATCAAATTATAATCCACACGAACAAGACAATTTTATTTCAATCGGAAAGGTAACGAATGAGATTCGTGTAGGACCTTTCGCGGGTAACCCTTCAATGGCCTATGGAGTTCAAAATATCTTAGAAGAACTCTTAATGGATTTAGATTACGATTTAACGGACAACGCAGACACAAAAATCAACGTAAGGTTGGTATTTTTTGATGTCAAAAATATAGGTAAATCAATTGGTATTTACCACAATAAAGTATCACTAACTCAGATTATAGCAATCGGTGAGTTAGAAAAAAATGGTAAAGTAAAGAAGAGAACTACTCAAAAAGGACAGAGTAAAGAAATCTCTACTTCTACTTTAGTGGTTGCATCTGATGGACAATTTAATCAACAAACGGCTTCTAACTCATTAAAAAAAGTATTGGAGGCAATTATTAAGGACTTATTAAAATGAAAAAACAATTATTAACATTATTATTTCTTCTTGGTACATTCTTCTCGTATGGTCAAGAAACAATTAAAATCAACAAAACGAACACAGTTTCGAAAGTTGGTGATACTATTAAACTGAAAGTGGAGTATTCGGGTACAGCAGGAACTGCAAAACTTACTCAGTTTGATTTTCAGTATAACAACAAGTTACTATCGTTACAATCAAGAAATTGGATTGTATCTTCAAATTCAGCTCAAAAGGCTTATAACTCATGGAATGGGTATAAGTGGGGTAACAACACTGCAACAAGTGATATTGATGGCCAGTACGCTGATTTTGTAGCAGGTAGTACTATCTATGGTTCAAACGCAGATTTTTCGGTAGAGAGAATTACTATCCAAGATGTTACTGCATTTGCCGATGGAGATGGTTGGATGGAGTATAACTTTATTATTAAAGATAAAGCAGGTACTAACTATTCAGATTATTCTAATCTACTAAGTATGAACTGGGGTTATCTTAAAAAAGATGATGGAACTGAAATAGCAGTAGAAGGTAAGGTAGATAATGGAACTGGTTTAAGTTTAACTGGTATCACCGGTGGTGATGCAGGAAATGTAACACTTAAAATATTCAGTAAAGCAATAGATAATTCATTAATAGATGGTACAGATTATACTTACTATGTTTATAATAAATCAGATATCGGTGCGGGTAACCAAGTAAATGAGGGAGCAACTCATGTTAAAACAGGTAACTATGATGCATCAGGTGAAGCAACCGTAAGTGGTTTAGAAAACGATAAAGAATATTTTGTTTGGAACTTCGTTGATGGTTCTAAAGATTATATGGATAACGTAGTAACTGTATCTGATTTAGCATTAGTATTTGCTGAAGCAATCGGTGCAGGTTCTTCACCAAATAATTCTTCAACAACATTTGATTATCATATTCAAACATTCTTGGCAAACGTAATCCATGATTCACCATTTGATGGAGTGATAAATTTCTCAGATTCATATGAGATACTTGCTTACTTACAAGGTGTAACAAGTGGAAACTCTAATTACATTTCTAAGAAAGGTGGAGCAGTACAGAGTGGTGGTACTAAATCAATATTTGGTACAGTAGATGAAAATGGAAGTTATTTAGCTAATTTAGATGCAACTTTCAAACCAACTGATTCTAATAAATCATTTGAGTTTGCTCATGTTCTAATTGGTGATGTAAACTTCTCACACTCTTATCAACCAGCAAATACAAATGATTTCAAAATTAGTTCTATGAATATTAGTAATTCTGCACCTCTTGCATCAAGTGCAAGATACACTCCGATTCAACAAAATGTTGATTTGACATCTCAAATTGTAGATGGTGAAGTAATTTTCTCAATCAATTCAGAAGTAACTGGTATGATTGGAACACAATTTAACATTGTATATGATGATACAAGATTAGAATTAAAGAACGTAGTATTCGATACTGGTAACGAAATGACTAACTTCGCTAACCACATCGAAGAAGAAGGAAAAGTAAACATAGGTTCATTTGACCAACAGTTTGAACAAACTGTAAAAACAGGTACTCCATATCAATTAATATTCACACCATTAGTTGAATTGAGTAACACATCAGGTTTAATCTCATTTAAGGTTAACGAAGGTGTTAAGGCAGATGGTACACAAATTAAATTAAACATGGAGTAAAAAAATGAAAAAATTATTATTATCACTTATCGTATTATTATCACTAACATCTTGTATGAAAGATGAATTGATAGAACCTATATTCATCGATAGTATGCCAGAGACACTTGTTATTGATGAGTTAGTTGGAATAAAATTAGAAAGTACAATTGTATCTTCAGAAGTAAGAATGAATATCAAACTTCCTGTGGATGGAACGTACAGAGTGAAAATTAGAGATATAGATAACTCTTTAATTTCACAAGAGAAACTAACGGCAAAAGAGGGAGATAACATTCTCGCTGTTTACACCAGTAGTTTAGATAAATCCTCATTTACTCTTGAGTTAACTGATGTTAATCACAAGGTAATTGGTAGGACGGTTTTCGTTAATCAATAAAGGAGTATTATTTTAAGTTAAAATGAAAAAGTTTTTGTTAAGTACAATTACATTAATGTTTATGATGATTAGTTCTTGTCAAAATCCATCTTTAGATGAAGGATTTGAAAGGTTGAACCAATCATTTGCAGAGTTAGAAGCAGCATTCGCCGCTCTTAATATTGACCAAATGGAGTCTGATATTATTTCGATGAATGACCAACTTGCTCAAATGATATTAGATGTAGAACAACAAAATGGAACTTGGGCTGAAATCATGGATACTATTGAGAATATCAAAAGTAGATTAGAAGCCATAGTAGTAGAATCCGAAAGTTGGGCAACATCTGAAGATATGGCAGATTTGTTGGTAAAAGTGAGAAATGTAAGAGAAGGAATTGAAACCTTAGTTCTCAGAGCTGATTATGACTATGATGGAGTTATCAATGCAATTGATAAATGTCCTGATACACCCTTAACTGAAATTAATAATGTGGATGCACAAGGTTGTGCACCTGGAGAAACACCTGAGGGGGATGATTAAATTATGAGTAAAGAAAAAAAAGAAGGATTCTTTTCACAACTCAAGAACCAAATCATAGCTGGTGTAGGAGTAATCCTCACCGGCCTTGGTGGTTTGTTTATGGATGAGGTAAAATCATTCATAGGGATTGAAGATGAAGAATCAGCACCTGTTCAAGTAGAACAGAAACAAGAAGTGAATGTTGAAGGACCTACAATCGTAGTAAACATTCCAGAACAAAAAAAAGATACCGTTGTAAAAAAGGTATATGTTCAACCTAAAAAGAAAAAAGAAAAAGAAGAGGAAATAGATTGGTAGTATGGAAGAAATAAAAAACAAAATACATCCAGCTGATACAAATGGGGATGGTAAAGTATCCAAAGAAGAAGAAGCAATGTATCTTGAGTTCAAAAGAAAAGAACTTGATGACCAAGATGCAATGAGAGATGCTCAACGTAAGATGGCATGGTTCGCTTTATTTGGTATGTTACTTTATCCATTTGCAGTAGTACTTGCAGATGTAATAGGGTTAGACCAAGCATCTAAGATATTAGGTGATATGGCAGCAACCTATTTTGTTTCAGTTGCAGCAATAGTAGCGGCGTTCTTTGGAACACAAGCTTATAGTAAAAAACAATAAATTTATATAAAGGAGAGATTATGAGAACATTATTACGAACAAACCCAATACTAAACTTTTTTTATAATTTAGTAGAAATGCATTGGTTACCATTAAAAGATATGTGGAATGATGCTGAAACTAAACAAGAAAAAGCAGTAGCAGTATTTTTTGGAAGTTGGGTAGCTATTCTAATGGTTATGTTTTGGGTAGGTTTCTCACTATTGATATACGGAGTTATATCAGGTGAAGCAGACATTCAAAACGCAACATGGGGTATCTTTGATACTTTAGGCTAGAAAAAAAATATGAAAAAAATTATAGAATTAATTATCAAAATTGATAAATGGCTCTCGGATAGGATATGGGAAATGTATCCAGAGTTAACTAAACACATGAAGGATAAAAAATGAGATTAATCACAACAATAGTTTTAATGTTGTTTACATTAACAACATTTGGACAAACTATTGGTAAGGTTAAAGCTGAAGAATACACCGCAGAATTTGAAAAGAAAAAATCAATTGATGATGTTTCAGATTATTGGGGTGATATGATACCAGTAGCTCTACTCAATGTTGGTATATCTGATGATTTATATGAGATGTATCCTGAGTTAAGAGATGGTAGAGTAGGTTTAGGTCTTACTAATATCGTAATAGAATACTTAGATTGGACAAACAGATTTGAATTCGTAGAAGAAAAATCTGAAATTAAAGATAGAATGAAATCACAATGGGTTGCTTCAAGAAAAGGTGTTTCAGAAAACCAAGTATATGGATTAGGTAAAATTAAGTTAGCAGAATATTTCGTTACAATAGAGATATATGATTTCTCAGTTTCGGAAGATGAGGTTTTATCCCTAAAAGATGGTTCTAAACAAACACAAACAACTCGTTTAGGTTTACAAGTAAGGTTTACTAACGCAGAGAATGGTACATATTTCGTAGGTTCCGGTCTTGGTACGGCGAATACAGTAAAGACTCAAGAGGGTTTGCTGGGGTTAGATTTGGATGAGATAAGATTCAGACAATCAGCAATTGGAGTATCTACCAGAAAAGCGTTGGAAACCGCTTCCGCACGAATTGTTGCAAGAATGATTCGTAAGGGTATATTTGAAAATTAGAAGGGAGTTTTGTGTTGAAAAAACTACTCCTAATTTTATTTTTATTTGTAAGTTCATTTGCTCAGAGTCAGACATTTACTCAAACATTTGTAGATAGATGTACTGGTAATGTACAAGTGGTAACTGCAAACTTCGCAACAGGTTCAGCCGTAGTAGCATTTTATAACAAGGTTAGAGTATTTACATATCAAGAATACTTAAATGGTACACTTCAAAGTTGGTTAATAGAAACTTATGCTTGGTGGAATAATCTTTCACCTTGTTCAAGTACACAAACTCAAGCTACTAACGCTCAGAACCAAGCAACAAACGCACAAAATCAGGCAACACAAGCTTCGAATGCGGCAAGTAACGCCGCTAATAATGCAACAAACGCAACTTCAACAGCAAACGCAACAACAGGTACAACACAAACAACAACTACTGGTACATCGGGTACAAGTACAAGTGGTTCAACAAATACAGGTTCTACAAACACGAGCAGTTCAAATACTAGCTCATCTAATACAAGTAGTGGAGGAACAGAAAGTGGTAGCACAAGTAATAATAACACTTCTTCCGGTAGTAGTGGTGGAGAGAGTTCCAGCTCTTCAAGCTCTAGCGGAGGAGATACGTCAAGTGGCTCGGAATCAAGCTCTGGCTCGGATTCAAGCTCGAACAACTCATCGGATAACTCGTCAGAAGGCTCATCGGGCTCTTCTTCGGAAAGTTCAGAAGGTAGTGGAGATGTAGATAATTCATCTGAAGGTAGTGGAGAATCTTCAGATAACTCAGAAGGTTCATCAGAAGGAAGTGGAGAAGGAGAAGGTTCTGGTGAAGGAGAAGGTTCTGGTGAAGGAGAAGGAGATGGTGGTGAATCCGATGAAGGTAGTGGTGAATCCGATGAAGGAAGTGATGAATCATCAGAAGAGAGTTCAGAGGAATCAAGTGAAGAAGAATCATCAGAAGAAAGCTCAGAAGAGGAATCAAGTGAAGAAGAATCATCAGAGGAATCAGAAGAAGAAAGTTCAGAAGAAGAATCAGAAGAGAGTGAGGAAGAATCTGAAGAATCAGAAGAAGAAAGTGAAGAGGAAGAATCTGAAGAGGAATCTGAAGAAGAGGAAGAAGAAAGTGAAGAGGAATCAGAGGAAACAGAAGAGGAAGAAGAAAGTGAAGAAGAGGAAGAAAAGAAATTCTTACCAATACAATTAAAAGCAGATTTTATGCAGATGCAAACTCCTGTTGGAATCTACAATTCGGTTCTAAATATCGGAGCATCTCGTTCATCAATTTATGGTGATGTTTCTTATACAGCAAACGTAATGGTTTGGGATAACTTACAACAATTTTCTTTTATGGCAGCCCGTTCTAAAGTAAATCTTACAGAAGATTATAAAGTAAAGAACGTAATGGCAACTTCAATTGCATATTCAAATAACTTTGGATATTCAAGTTTAATGGTTTCAAGGTCAGCTATGAAACCATTTGATAATGGATTGACAGTTGGTGTTGGAGTAACAGCAGGTACCTCATTTGTATCATACCCAATCAAAGAAAACTTTATGATATCTTATAACATATTAGCAACAAAATCATTTAAGATAACACCAGCTATAACTTATTCACCAGCATTAATTTGGACACAAACACCATTCACAAGTATAGAAGGTGGAGTAGGTTTAGAAAAAACATATTATAAAGATAATCCATTTGGAATTAAATTTGAAAACGCACTAAGAGGACAACGAGTACATGGTATGGGAATCATAGCAAATTCGTTTATGATACAACTTACACCAAGATTTGGATTTAACGTAGGATGGACTGCAATTAAATCAACAGATAATCAGATACCTTTAATCAATTCATTTATGATAGGTTCTAAAATTCCATTATAATTATTAGTATGAAGAAACTGTTTACATTAATATTATTTTTATTTTCCTTTATAGGATTCTCACAAAGTGGAGATGGGTATATAAATTATACTTCATGGAGAACACAATGTGGTAATGGATGTAATATTCAAACAACGATAAATGGAACAGCCGTTACAGTTGCTGGTCATATGAATAATACATTAGAGTTTGATGCGGCAATGAGGGAATATGGTGGATTAAACGCAGCCTGGATATTAAATAGTGGTGAAACCCAAGCATTTAGTGCAGGTGGTTTCGGTACTTCAGTACTTTCATATAATGGTGGTAGACCTATTGGACCAGGTAACTCACAAGGAGAATATTATATAGTTGATTACACAGGTTGGTTTCAAGCAAATTCAACAGGTAACTATAAGTTTTGGACTTATTCAGATGATTCACACGAATTTTGGTTAGATTTAGATGGTGATGGTGTATTAGAATCTACTGAAATGATAACTAAAAAATATAACGGTTCAGGTAATAATCAATCTACTAACATTTCACTTACAAGTGGAACTTGGTATAAATTAAGAGTAAGATTCCATGAATTCACAGGTGGTGATTGGCTGAGAATACAATATCAAGACCCAACACATAATGGTGGTTCAACTACTTCCTCTTGGAGAATACTTGGTGATACTACATGGGGTGATAAAGTATCAAATGCTGAACCAGCACCTACATTTGTAAATACAGTTGCAAATGATGGACCAAATGCTATTATTTATAAATCATTCAAAATAAATGATTATGCTAATAACAATAATCAGGGTGAATATAATGACCATCCACAAAGTTCATCTGATTTTGATGCTATGTTTGATTATGCTAATAAAAATACTACTACTTGGACACATTATGGTAGAGATACAGCAACAAAAGCATTTACTTGGCCATACCCTAATCTTCTACCAAAACACGACAACACCAACTTTGGGTGGATAATAGAAGGTTACTTTGTACCCCCAACTTCAGGTACTTATAAATTTCAATTAAATTCAGATGATAGAAGTGATTTTTGGTTTGATGCAAATGATGATGGAACAATTACTAATACAGGTATAGGATTGGGTAATGGAGCTAGAGAAATTGATATAACAAATTTAACAGCAGGTGTATCTTATAAGTTTAGAGTTAGATTTGAACAAGGAGCTGGAGGAGCCAACTTAACATTAAAATGGAAATCACCTGAAGATATAGCAGCAGGAGCTGCATTTGCTTTCAATGGTAATACAATATA